CAAAGAACTCACCTATTCCTTGGTTCAACAAACATGTGAATATCAACAAAAAGCAATCAGCATTGCAAGAAACAGAATCAACTAACTACGTTATTGGCGTTATGTCAGACGTAGTTGAGTATGATGAATTACCAGTATTATAAGGAAAAGAATATGAAAGCTATCGTATGGAGTAAGTACCACTGCCCGTATTGCGACCAAGCAAAGGCATTACTAACACAAAAGGGTATCTCTTTTGAAGAACGCAAAATTGGTGATGGATACACCCGTGAAGAATTATTAGAGGCAGTTCCAACTGCCCGCACAGTACCGCAAATCTTCTTAGATGGAGAATTAATCGGTGGGTTCAATGAACTCAAAACAAAATTAACAGAAAGCGTTTAATGGATACAGGAAAAACATATACAATTAAATTGAACTCGGGTGAAGAATTAATTGCCAAAGTAATTAACACAAATTCAGACTATATTGAAGTAACAAACCCGGTCAGTATCGCACCTACACAGCAAGGAATGCAAATGGTTCCGAGCATGTTCACAGCAGATATTAACCAAGAAATTAGAATAAATAGAAGTAGTATTTCACTTTATGCATACACAGAACAAAGTGTCGCAGATAAGTACTTAGAAGCAACAACAGGTATTAAAGTGCCTGATAAGAAGATTATTTTAGGATAAAATAAATGTCTAATTTGAGTCGTGTAGGAGATAAAAATCAAGTAGGTGGCGCAATTATGCGCGGAGCCTCTACCGTCTTAGCAAATGGCATAAATGTAGGACTACATGTTAGTCAAATCACTCCTCACGCTCCGTGGGGAAATCCGCACCCACCGCATGCCGCAGCCAGAACTACTTCAGGTAGTCCTACTGTTTTTGCGGAGGGAGTCCCTGTTTTGCGTGTTGGCTCAGGTAATAGTTGTGGCCACAGTATTATACAAGGCAGCCCTGATATTCAAGTCCCATGAGTTTAACTCCATTAAAGATTAACACACTAGGGTCATTCCTACAAAATCAAGGTTTAAGAATAAACCCGACAGCAGTAAACTATATGGGTACTAGCACCTCTAATGCAAGTTACACACCCGGAGTAGTTGTATCAACAACAGTATTGTCAACTATCACTACATGCTTAAATCTTGCATATAATTTATTATCTGCATCATCTATAACAAGTACAGTATACAATAATTTAATTAGTATAGGTAGCACTACAATTCCTGCATTAGGTAATAGTAAACCCAGTACATACACACTTAGTTATACCGGAGATATTACTAGACATGGATTTTTACGCTTAATTCCATTACAAGCATATACAGAATTTTACGTTAACAATGGTAGTTATAGTGATTTTGTAAGTACGTTTAATACTTGTAATGGAAAAAAATCACTTGTCAATGGTATAATAAAACCTTTAGCAAAGAGTAGAACATTTTTAAATGGTATCTATAGTAACATGAATGACTTAATTACATCAGATATCACCGGTGTCAATTTGAGCACATTTTATTGGGGACAGGATTTAATTGCATCCGGACGTGCAATAGATTTAAAGAACATTGCTACTTTTGGTAATCCATCAGTATTATTAAAAACTCTTAGTAAAAATAATGCAATGACACAGGCATTGAATACATTTTTATATGATGCTGGATTTACTAGCGCATCCCTAGATAATTTATTAAATGATAATGAACCTATTACATTAGAGCAAGAAAAAACGCTTTATGATATGTTCACTTTAATAACTGGTAGTGATTTATCTGATATTTGTACAATATTAAATTGTCAAACCCCTAACTTAGATACATTAGCAGATTTATTAAACATTAAAAAACTATTTCCTAATAGTTTTAGATCACTTACGTTTCCCAAATATAACAGTAAAACTTTACCTACTAATAGTAAAACATATTATCTGATATACTCTGAAGATTCTGTTAACAGAATTACAGGAATTGGTGTGGGTGATAGATTGAATAGTATGTTACCTTTAGACATTGCTTATAGTTGTGATGCATTTAGTATAGCGATGCTACAGATAAAAAATATTCAAAATATGAATATTGAAAAGTTTAGTCAAGTAGTAACAAATATAGAAAACGTAAATGGTCTAGGAGTAAATGGTACCAATGTTCCAGTTGATGTTGCATCTGCAACATACGCTTATGATCAATTTGCTAAAGGATCTGGACCAGATAATACATATACTATGTGTGATTTCTTTGGAAGTATGACCGATTTACATTATAGTTGGACTTCTTTAGAACAACAAATTCAAGCATTACAATCTTCAGCATTAGTTGCGGCTTACAATAACATTTATTCCTTATTAATTGGTCCTGGCCCATACACAACATTGCAGGATTTAATTGATATTGCAAATAATGAAATTGACAATATAATGACAGCTAATGCATCCAAAGCGAGTTTATTGAATACTACATATGACAGCTTTGGTACAAAATTAACTAAAGAAAAAAATGCTAGGTCACTAGCATTGCCTACTTTAAATTTTCTAACCTCTGATACAACCGACACTTATTTGTTTGTAAATAGTTTAGATAATTACGGGGTTGATACTGAACCATGTGAGACATGTGCAGTTTTAACAAGTATCGCAGATACAACTTTATTAGGAGGAAATAGTTTAATAGCGTCAATGCGTGAAGCAAGAAACGCAAAAAGGTTAGGTTATATGGGTGGAACATTAGATAATGAAATTGACACTGTTCCGTTAGTATTACCTAGAGCAACCGGGTCTACGACAAATGTGTCACCTATTCCTGGTTATAATAATTGTAGCACCCTAGGTAAAATACCTATTATTACAGGCGCCGCTACTGTTCCGGGAAGTCTTGCAGGCTCTCCTGAAACGACATTAATACCGTCTAATTTAGCAATTTTAGTAGAACCAAATTGCCAATCAGTATTAGTGCCCAAACAAGCAGTTGAAGATGTTATTCTTTGTAACTGTGATTGCTGGGAAAACCTATGATTAGTAAGTAATCTTACCCAAATCATTAGTGCTTAAACCAAGATGGTTGTACAATGTAAATTGTATAACTCTTTCTGAAAGGAGTAATTATGAAGCACATCGTACTTAAATTTATCAAGGTATATTTTTTTATACCATTAGTCTTATTATCTGTATTCGTAGCAGGTCATACTGATCCGGCGGAATTAGATAAGAATAGAAAAAAAGATGTTCAGTTAAAAGAAATACATTGCATGGCAGAAAATATTTTCTATGAAGCACGTAACGAACCTCATGCAGGTCAAGCTGCCGTTGCACGTGTAGTAGTTAACAGAGTAAAATATGGATTTGCTAATACACCATGTAAAGTTATATATCAAGTAATAGAAAGAGATAATGGATCTAAAATATGTCAGTTTAGTTGGGTATGTGAGGGTAAGAGTAAACCCAATAAACATGATCCTAGTTATCTGAAAGCGTTACAGATATCATATCAAGTATTAGTATTTGATGCTTATAAAGATGTAGTACCAAAATCAACACTATTCTTTCATAACCTAAGTGTTTCGCCAAATTGGCCGTATCATAAAGCAAAACAAATAGGAAATCATATTTTTTACACAAAAGCCAAAGTGCGTTGATAATGACAAAATACTGCGTATAAGTAAATATGTCTTTAAGGAGGACATATTATGTTAGAAACAGTATTTTGGTTAGCATTGGGAGCTTTTATTGGATGGAACTTCCCACAACCACAATTTGCTAAAAATTTTCAAGAAAAAATAATGATGATTGTACGTAAATAATGTGATTGGGTGATCTTGAGAAAAAATAGTCATAGCTGAATTTTAGATATATATTATTATGTCAGATTTAACTATTCAAGATCACCTAAAAACATTCGAAGACCAATTATTTGTAACTGAAACAAAAGTTGGGAATATGGTCGTTTATAAAAACGACACTATAGTAAGCAACTCGCTTACCCTGTATGGGGAATATGCTGAGGCTGAAATAGAAATTTTATCCAGATATTTAGATGAAACATCAACATATGTTGATGTAGGAACTAACGTCGGATACCATGCAATAGCAATAAACAAAAAAGCGGGTTGCCCTGTAATTGGCTTTGAACCACATCCAAATCACTTTGTAGTTGCCGCATTAAATTGTAACGAAAAGAATATCCAATTAGTTCATTCGGCAGTGGGAAATAAAAAAGGTATAATTGTACTCAAAAACTTTGATCCTGCACAAGAAGGTAACTTTGGCGATCTATGTGCTATCGACGGTGGGGGTGTTGAAGTCAACCTTGTAAAATTAGATGATGTTAAATTACCAGCTTGTACTGTTATTAAAATTGATGTTGAAGGTTATGAACTTGAGGTACTAAAAGGTGCTAGCAAAGTTATCAAACAACATAGACCTGTTATAATGTATGAAGCGATTGACATTAAAGATTGGGAAGAATGTCACAAATTTATGACTGCTAAAAAATATAAACAATATTGGATCGCAGTTAAAAATAAACCAGTAGCACCCACATTTAAAGAAACTGATATTGATCCATTTAATAATACTGGAGTAACCAATATTTTATGTGTGCCGGAAGAAAAAGAACAACCTGCTGATTTAGTTGAAGTAACACCCGGTGAACAATTTGCTGATTGTTTAAAAAGAATGATGGGATATAAACTTGTATTCTAATGAA